CATCACAGAAAGAACCGAGGACTGCGCGAGTGACAGCATCTACGTGCTTCCCGCCTCTGCGTGTAAAGATGCCATTTACAAAGGAAATGTGGCGATCCTCTGGGCAAGAGTCCGTGTGAAGGTGACGGGTCAGCACGGCAGCCACCTCCCAACGAGGGCTGACTCGTTCGTAGAAAACGGGCACCTTGCCACCTCCGAGGAAAAGACGGACATAGGACTCAAAGGACTTGACGGGCACAGGCTTGTCATCGAGTGTCACGGTCACTCCGGCTCCTGCGACCAGAGCTGCTGCATCGACGACGCGGGTACGCAGGACATCCATCATATCAGCAGGAATTGCCTCCGCGGTCGGGCCGAAGAAGCGACTCAGATCCGGTACAGAGGTAATCTCCGTATAGGGCGCCGTGGCCCCGAGCTTCTTGAACGTGGGCTTCCCGATCGTTGCCATATTATCGGAAAACACCTGCTCATAAATCATTTTGTTGGCGGCATCGGCGGTGCGGACAGTGAAGCTCCGGCTGTAAATATTGCTGAGCTTGGCACCGTAGCCATTCTTGCCCCCGACCACCTTCTCTTCTGCCTCATCGTAGTTGGAAGATGTCAGCAGATGCCCGAAAATGAGTTCGGGGATCATGACCTTGTATTCGGGATGGACCACTACAGGAATGCCTTCCCCGTCATTCCAAACGGTAAAGGAGGTAGGGGTAAGAGTCACGCGGATCCGTGTGACCTTTCCGGCCCCGACTGCCTTAGCGGCCGTACGAGTCACATGATCAATTGCATTCACGACGACCTCATCGAAGATCTTGTAGAACCCGGGATTGAAATCGATCGTTCGCCACACCATCTGCGCAGTTCCCGTATCATAGACCCAGCGGCTCTCCTTGTGGGAGTCGCGGGATCCGATGTAGGTATCGGGGAGTTGGAGAATGTGTTCACGCTGTGTAAGTTTCTTGTAGGCGGATGCATCGGTCTTTACCGGAACGGTCTTTACCGGAACAGTTTTTACCGGAACAGTAGGAACAGTCTTTGTTACAGTTTTGGTGGTTGAGCTCATCGTGAAGCCAAGGGTGGGGGTCACCCCCTTTCGGTCACCTTTTGATTTTCATATTTCGTAGACTCTAGTAGGGGATGTCAGGTCCGCAAGAACATGCCGGTGTTGGGCATGTGCCACCCGTATCAAGAATTGTTAGACAGTCTTATGAAGAAGATGGTGTTGAGCGCAAGGAAGATCTATCAGCGGTCCAACCAGTGGTCCAACCGATGGTACAACCGGTGGTACAACCGGTGGTCCAACCGCTGGTCCAACCAGCCCGGCCTCCAATCGTACAATCCGCAATCTTACGTCGTCGTGGATTTGGTCAACCGCGGCCCCTCGTGCGGCCACGACCGACTCGGCCCATTCTTACAATAACGGAAAAACGGGGGGAAGATCAGCAGGGTGGCAATTCTGAATCCTATTCCGGGCTATTAAATACAGAATTTGTCTTTATCAAGAAAGTAACAATATCTACTAGGAACCCTCGCAGCCAGGATCTTACGCGCGAATATATTCGTAATGAAATAATCATTTCGCACAAATTACGGACTAGGCTAAATGCATGTGGAGATAAATCAGATCTTATATGTTTTAAGGGCTATGTTGCTACGCAACAGTTTGTTCCTGATCCAGGGATGCCTCCACCTCTGTTATCTACTAGTGAAATAGTGCACAATAATTTTTTAACTCCAAGTGAACTAACAGATAATTCTATATTATTCATCATTTATAAAAATATTCAGGGGCAGGATTTATCAACCTATATTGAAAATAATAGAGCAGATTACGCAACAAAACAAAATATTGCAACAAAAATAATAAGAGCAATTAAACGTCTTCACACAATTGGAATTGTTCATTTAGATTTAAAACCAGAAAATATTATGATTGATCGTTCTAACAATCCAGTATTGATTGATTTGGGGTATGCCTGTAGCGATAGACCAGGGACACCTTACACATGCAGAACAGATGTGCGCCGTGGTACACTTTCGTATGTTCCACCTGAATCATTATTACCAGGAGAAATGACACTCGATATTTTACAAAAACAAGATATATACTCATTAGCAGTGATACTGTATTATTTATTAAGACGGCCGAGAGTAGAAGATGAAGAGTTTGCGATTATTAGTAGGAGGGGGAGGCTCCGACCACCTGATCGATGGCCTCTTTACGCACCAAACGCTATAAGAAATACTATAGATGAGATGGAATGGTACCGGAATGAATTTATCAATCTCATTGGAACAAATAGCCTAGTTGTCCCCCCTGCTACAATTGAAAATCCCGCGATTGAGGCTTTGCTTAATCGTATGATTCGGGTTAATCCTATGGAAAGACCCAATATCAATGATATTTTGCGACTATGGAAGTTGGCCATAAACGATACAAATCCAGAAGTGGGAACTATTCGCATAGCTCTTATACGCCACGCGGTTTCCTGTAGTAATTCATTACATCAAAAGGATGATACAATTGGTTATGCAGAAACTCTTAATGATATTGCCAAAAATATCAAAGATACACCCTTATCGGATCAAGGTGTAGAGAAGGCTCAAGAATACGGTCCCGTACTTTCGTCAATATTGACAGAAAAAAGCATAATTACTGAATCTACAAAGTATGCCTCCTCTTCTTTACTGAGAGCGCAGCATACACTAAAGCTCCTCTTTAATCCTGAACATCCATACATCTTGCCCCATATACGTGAAACAGGCAATATACCAGAGAATACGCCCAATTCAAGAGAGGTGCAACGCGAAATTCTTGGAGCTGAGCGCTCCGCAGAAGATCTGGCGGCTGATGTTTATGAATTAGGATGGGCTGCGTTTTTACGATGGCTCAAAATGAATCTCGCAACTTTTACAGATGCGCTGGGGGATTGTAATCTAGTTATAGTCGGCCATGGGACGTATCTAAAGAATCTGTATAATGGGCTGACCAAACGAGAGATTAATCTCAATAACATGGATTGTTTTATAATTGAATCCGCAATCCCCACTGCAGATAATAATTTTCAGTTTCGAGTGACGGGTGAGATTATAAGAGCCCCTGTTCTTTCAGCAGAAAATATAGAGGATAACAAATGCACCCTTGGCGGGACTGACTATCGGCCTTTTCCCATCACACCGGACTCTAATGTTTTTCAGTACAAGGAGGCTCTTGATACACTTTACCGGCAATTTCTGACCGATATAGGAATACCTTCTTCTATGGATGCCCTGGTCATTCAGAAAAAAATGGATGAAATGGTATTTCTATATGATGAACTAGCCCGTTTTAATGAAGATGTAACGGTGAGGGCTATTTTCATAAAATTATATAATATTGTTCATACGATGACCGAGTGGCCGCCGACTGGATATACGGGGCCCCCGCTTCATACCATTCATGGGTATGAAGTAGAGAGTGTCCAACACTTTCGTGAACGGATTCTTACAAGTCTGGGAGAACGGGCATCGGATACAAATAAACTGCAAATTGCGGGACATGTGAGAAATTTAACAAGGGAAGAAGTCTATAATTATATACATTCAGAGGGAGAAACAGAATCAATCAAAACATTAGTCGGGTTACGAGAATCATCGGATGTAATTCTTAAACAATTAGTGCGGACCGATGAATTTGATGGTACTATTATCTTAGCAAATATTGATTTATCCTTTAGTCGTTTTCGCGATAACCTCATAGCTACTAAAAACTATAATGACTATATCTACATATCATCGATACCCTATCCGACAGAACGAACGCCTTCGAATTTTTATTCATCAGAGCTTCAGGCCAGTGTATTTAAGCAGAAATTACAAGACCCAATGCAACAGTTTTTTACCGTAATTCCGCGTCGTGAAAAATTAAAGAATCTTGTAAGTGGAAATTTTCTGCAAAAAACGGTTGTAAATGGGAAAAATGAATATTTGCGAGGACTAATACTGGAAGAACGGGAAGAGGCCAAACGTGAAGACCGTGATGATGTTGAAAAGCCTTTTCACTATAATTACAGTGAGACAGCATGGATTCAATTCAAATACAAATTATATTCTGTTAAAGATGATGATACTGTACGGGTAGGAATTATTCAGGGATTTAAATTGGCAGAATATCCAGATGTTGCCGCGGCTCTTTTCATGGGTCCGCCCATCTACATGTCGGCTCATGCTGAGAAACTTCTGGGGGAAGCCTGGGCCACACCTGAATCCACACGAGCCTGGGTTCTAGAGAATAGCCATCTAACAGAAGCCGCGTTCAGAGAACGCTATTCTACTATTTTGGCAGACTATGAGCGTCAGGATCGGCAGAGGGAGGAATTAGCGCCTTCGGTACTGAAACTAAATCGTCTGGAAGCCATGGCCCGAATAAATCCGACCGCTGCCTGTGCTGAAATACTGGAAGGTGCAACCGATGCAGTATTAGCAAATGTAGGTCGATTACTTGCAAATAAAGTGAAAAAGGGTCTATTACAAAATACATGCCCTACTCCTGAGGAGTTTCAAAGTGCTTTTTATCGAACTCGTGTACTTTATAATATTAAAAATATGGACATGACGGATAACTTGGCAGCTATTCGTGATCTTGTAGAGTCCCGCCTGGAACCGGAACTTGTGTATACTGAATTCAAAGAGTGGCTTCGGGTCTACAGTGCAACCAAAAGAACCTATAATACAAATTTATTTATTCCAGAAGTGATCGAAATTGGGAAAAAACTTACAGGAGTTGGTGTTCGGCCTGTCTCTCAAACTGAATCTTGGTGGAAAAAGGAATTTATTGCTAATTTAAATAAAATAATTAACTTGCTGAGGGAGCAACTTCCTGCCAAAGTGGGGCAAGTCAAAGCTGACACGAAAACTATACAAATCATCGAAGAAGCACCCTATACACCCGTTGCGAGGGAGGCAGCATTAAAGTTAGCATTTCCTAAACCGAGGAATCCAACCTTAACCGATAAAGCTGTAATGAATTTACCCTTTAATCTGGATGTTGTTGCCAATTTGAATGAAATTGATCCTGCCTTGGCCTATGGAGAAGTTATGAATGCTCCCTTCCAAGATAAATATGTAACTCATCCAAATCCTGCTGGTATTGCCGTATCGGATCAACTAAAACAGGGCTATACAAAGGCTGGATTTTTTACTTCTGCAGTCTATCCAGATATAAGCGGCACCCTAGCCCATGTGCGCGACGAGTTTGGTCTGCCGGTAGATCGGAAAAATCATAATCCTGGGCGTATTCTGAAATTTGCAAAATCAAGTCGCTCCACACAGGCTGCTATCTTTAAGAAGATTGAAAATTGGCGGCGGGGCCATCCAGAGTTTCTTCCATCAATTCAAAAGGGATTCTTGGGCCGTCTTCCCAATAAATCGGTGATGGTATCTGCACTAGAGAATGTTGTAGATCCGAGTAATCAAAACCCGACTATCCGTAGTCGTGACTTCAGAGGTTATGAATCGGTCCGGCCATCGGTTGCCGTGGCTCCTTCCTTCCCAATTGAGGTTGATCCGCTGGGTCATATTGAAGATATTCGGCGACCGCCTCCACGACCACCTGCACTTGAAGCTCGATTTGCAGCGCAAAAACAGCAGCAGCAGCAACAGCAGCAAGAAGGCGCTATTCATCCCGCCGTAGCCATGGGTCAACGCGCAACAGCCCAGTTTCCAACTGATATTCCTCCCTATCCTGCTGATATGACAGCGCGTATTGATGCCTTAGAAGATTTGGCAGCCGTGGATCCTAAAAAGGCGTGTACAGATATTCTCGATCATGAACGGCAACAACCTAATTATAATCTTAAAAACTCCCTTCGTGTAACTCGGAAGAAAGGTTTCTTCGGCGATTCAATCACGTGTCCTCCGCAAAAGGATATCCTTAGTGAGATAGCATCCTATAGACAGCGTCAGAGGATACCCAGCTCAACTGTGGAAAAGCTAGGTTCACGGCTTCTCGCCCTTATTAATAATCCCAAGGCAAGTGATGAAATAATATACATGAAATTAATTGCATTTAAACAATTATATGATGCGGAAATATCTAGAAATCCGCAACAGCTAGGGCATCCAGGTGAGCAGCCCCTTGGTCCCCTGCCACCAATTGAAAAAGGCATATTTTATGGACAAAAATATCCAAAACGAGATGTGCTCCGAGCCTATGTAACAGAGGCACTTCGGATTTTGACAGCACGTATACCGCAAACTGCTGGAATAAATGCTAGAAGAATGCCGCCTATAACATCAAGACAGATAGCTGGTGCCAGGACAAAAATGCCCTTCCTTACTAGGAAGATGCCGCGAAGACAGCAGCGAAGAAATCAACAAGGAGGTGGTCCCCTGGGATTCTATCAGGAGGGAGCTCAGATGCACGGGACCTCTGCCTATGAGACAGGGGTGGGTCTTGCAGGGATGACAGAGAACATGGCCCGGGCAGCGCTTATTCAGACAGGTGGCCAGAGGCAAAGGCAACAGCAGGGTGGATTCACTCCCTCCGTAATGGGTTCGTTTGCCGCAAATGGTCTCTCACTTCTCCCGGTGGCTAGTTTCATGGGCTACCGCATGATGAAAAAATCCAAGACGCGGAAGGGCAAGGCGGCCCGGACCGGGCGGAAGCGCCAGACGAGGCGCAGCCACTAGGCGCAAGATATAACGTACAGGCCAACTCAGAAAGCACCCGGTAAGATGCCTCCTGAGGTCCAATCTAAACGCAAAGATCACAAAGTTGCGGTAGAATGGACGCTGACAACTTGTTTCGCATCCGCACCGTCAAGGCTGCTCCCTTTCGCACGTTAATCGAGGCTGTCAAGGATATCCTGACCGATGCAAATATCGAATTTGACAGCCAGGGCATGAAGATTATGGCAATGGACGGCACTCACACGATTTTGGTACATCTTCGCTTGAATGCAGATCGGTTTGATGAGTATCATTGCCCTCAGAAGCATGTTCTAGGCATCAATATGATTAACTTCTTCAAGCTGATTAAGACAATCTCAAACAACGAGAGTGTTGTGCTCTTCATGAATAAGAAGGATACAACGAAGCTGGGGATTGAGATTCTGAATGGCGAGAAGCAGCGAGTCACTCGATTCAGTTTGAAGCTCATCGAGATTGACGTGGTACCAATCAAGATCCCTCCGGTCGAGTTCTCCAGTATTATCACAATGCCCTCCACAGAGTTTCAGAAGATTATTCGAGATATGCATACACTCGGAGAGTTCGTGGAGATTCAGTCAGCGGCTCAGGAGTTATCCTTCCGGTGTAGCGGCGACTATGCAGAACAGGAAACCATTTTTAGTAAAGGGCAGGATGGCATCACACAGACGAAGACAGCAAATGAGATCGTCCAGGGGAATTTCATGCTCAAGTATCTAGTACTCTTTACCAAGTGTACATCGCTCTGCTCGGATATTAGTCTCTACCTCAAGAATGACTATCCCATCATCGTAGAATACAATGTTGCGGGGCTCGGCGAGATCAAGTTGGCGTTGGCTCCTGCCCATAAGAAGTCATCCGAAGGTGCTCTATGAGGACCCGCTGGGGATATTTAATCGGAGAGCGGATCCAACCGGTGTTTGAGGTGGTGTCGGTGTATGGGGGCCCATCAAAGGAATCATGATGTGATCTAGATCCCCTGTAATTTCGGGCTTCTGTAATTGGGTATTGCCCTTAAAGGTTGATTTAAAGAGTTCTATGATATGTGGCAACACTGTAGGCGATGTTTCCTGAAGACGATCCTGTTCATCCCGGACCATCTTGAGAAAATGTTGAGGATTCCCTCGTGAAGAACGATGGAGTGATAATTCTGTAAGGATAAGACGATAGATTTTTCCATAAGCAAGTGCGGCTAACTTGTGGGCCTCGACTAGATGTGCAGATTTCATATACTGATTTAGGGTTGTCAACACACCCGTTCCAATCGTTAATGCTCCTAGGACAGTTGTTGCATAGATTTGATAGCCAGAGGGTACAAGACTATTTAGACCAATAGTAAGAGATCCGGTAATGGCAGTCACAGCAATACTAGGGATTGTTAAATAGAAATTAAAGCATTCAAACCGGGTTTGACAATGTGTATGCAGCCACTGGTAACCATTACAACGATCCCCGATTCCTGCAATAAGTTCTTCCTCTTCCATTGTCCAGAGGGCTGGTTTTGGTGCTGGCGTTATGCCGACAGTAGTTGTCGGCGCACCTGGAGTTGGAGCAGTCGAACCTGCAACAGTAGAAACTGGAGCATTAGAAACTGGCGCAGTAGAGGCCAGTGGTGCTACATCGGCGGTGTCATTCTCCGGCATTCCTACTTAGGTCGCCAATTAAATACAAAAGGTGACAGCCGCACAAACGGCAAATTTAAAATAGCCATAACGACTATGACATCGTTTGCTGCTGTTGCTTCTATTCCACCGGTTTTATCCGGTCCTGCATCCCCACTTCACAATATTCCCACTGGCCCATGGACTCTCCATGTGCATGAGACAGAGGAAACAAAGTGGGATGCTGCTTCATACAAGGAACTCTATGTTGCAAATACCTGGGAAGAGTTGGGGGCGGTCCTCCGGGAACTTGGCCCCCGTACTCTTAAAATTATGATGTTTGCCATGCAAGGCTCACGTCCTCCCCGCTGGGAAAATAAGGAAAATATTGCAGGAGGATCCTTTTCTTTTCTAATTTCGCACCGTCGGGCGATTGAGGTCTTTCAGCTCTATGTAGCCGCTGCCGCGTCTGATACAGCCACTGTCAATCCCGCCCACAAAATTGTGGCGGTCTCTATGAGCCCCAAGAAGGGTCACTGCGTGATTAAATTGTGGAATGCCTCTTTTAAGGCCTTTAGTCTTCCATCGGATATTGCTATTCTAGATCCGGATGTTCGCGCAGACGAGATATCCTTTGTTAAAAATTCGGATCGGAAAATGTAAATTTACTTAATAAAATCTAAATCAGGACATGTTGGAAATAAGGGGCTTCCGGAAACATGAAGTTCATTGCCTGAGATATCTGGAGTATCTCTTTTGCCTTCATCTGCCTCTGCCCTTGCACCTTCACCTTGGATATCACTCTCTTCTGGTAACACTTCCTGAAAATCGGAGTTCAGTTCAATTTCATCACCGTCACGAGTAGTAATCTGAATGGGTGCAGCGGGATAACGCAGCCGCTGATGCATATAGAGACTCATAACATCCTCATGGAGGAGATCATGCTCTGCAGTAATACGCAAATCAGTAAAAAATTCAGTCATATCGTGGGACTCATCCACTACAGACAGCCATGGGAATCGGACAAGGCGGTTGTTACTACTATCCGTAAATACGATATGCTGCTTTTCCGCATTATAGCGGCAGGAAATTGCCTCTTCGGGAATATCCGCAAGTGAATCCACCCAGCCTCCTGTTCGGAGAAGAACCATATCGCGCCCACCCTGTAGCACAAGCGGAGTTACATAAGTGCGGCGACACCGCTGAATGGCTGCTGTGAGTCTAGTCCATTGGATTTGAAGAAAACTCAGAGTAGAGATAATCATTTAAGATAGCAACGTTGGAAGTCTCTAAGTACTGGCGGTCTCTTCATAGTCGCGTTGGCGATCTATTTTACAATCACGAGTACAGTCCCCCTCTGTATCACACCGCACATTGTGGCATTTTGGCTTCTTTTTCTCTTCTTTGCAGCCACAATCTCTATCAGGAAAACCGCAACGATCGCATGGAACGCTCATGATATTTTCAATGCGCATACGACTCGCAAATAGTGCAACAGCCAGAAAGAAGCACACGATTAGGACGGGGATCATCATAAGAACCCAGGCGACTGGTTCAAGCCCTCCATAGCACAGCGCCTGGAAGGTGCCGGTACCTCCAATGCCAATAAGGAGCCACCAGAGAGCAGCGTGGTAACGACCTGTAACTAGATGATAGATAATTCCCGCAATTGATAACAAAAGAATAGCAGTTGATGGTTGACAAAGCATCATGGCGTCCCTCTAATAGAACCGAGGCTTTTTCTCGGCAGGATTATAGTCGCCAATCTCCTCCCCAATTTCATCATCATCGGCACAGGCGTAAATCTTGTTGTCGCTTCCTAGCCAATAGCCACGACCCTTGTAGAAAATCTTCTGGACTTCAACGCCATCATTATCACCATCGTCATCATCCTCAATATTATCAAGGGTGGCTGCTGCAAGGCAACCAGAAGGCTCCTCTTCGTCTTCGCCTTCGCCTTCGCATTCGCCTTGATCTGCAGCAACTTCCTCTGCCTCCAGATCAGCAGAATCAACGCCAGTTGCCGGATGTTCCTCAATTACAACAACCTTAACATTCGAATTAGGGGAGCTAACTTCTTCCTCTGGAAATACAACAGGCGGCATATAGGGGATAGATACAGGAGTCGCAACAACTGGTGCGGGTGCAGGTTCCACCGGTGCCTCCTTCTCCTCAATGATCAGAGCCACATCATCCGCTCCTGCCGTAAAGTCGCCAATCATCTCAAGGAGTTGTGTTGCCATCTCTGTAGCTGCAGGGTCAGATTCTTTAACCCCCCATAGCCGCATAAGACGGTCAGCATCCTTTCGTACAGTTGTCCAGTCGACAGCCGTCTTTGGATTGACAAGGGTTGCCAATTGGAGTAGCCCCTCTTGGAGTATACCCGTCCGCTCTTCAGATGTATTTTTCGAATAAATAGCCGTCATAAAAGGCAAGAGAGATCTGAACCTCTGCAGTGATGTCATCGTACTATCTTGTAATAGTACGATCACAGGGTGATCAAGTTTTGACCTTTACACTAGGCAGCAATGCCCATGCAAAATTCAAGAGTTGTTTCCTTCTCAGTAATCGGCTTCGTACGACGGAGACGCAGCCCTTGTGCTCCTGGACGATTCATGCGATCCATTTCCCATGGGATGAATGAGTTCTTCATGGATGAATCATAGAAATCTATCGGCTTGGTATCCATAACTTGAATAATCGAAATCATAGGAGGAGTCATGACATCAATGCGCATACGCTGCTCCGTGTTAATTGCCCGGAAATCGGATACATCCAAGGGCCCCCCGAACAGGCGAATAATATTACGCGAGGGTGCCAGGCGTATACCAGTTTCAGAAGTGGGTGCATAGAGACGATTTAACAGTGCATAACGTTCCCACTGCACATTACTGTCGAGGCGTTCATTAAATAAGTGAGCGGATGCGCACTCGGGGCTACAAAAATTACCATAGACGCGCCATATGCCTTCTTCAATCGTCATGGGGATCGCACAAGGAGTTCCGCGAAATGAATGACAATCCCAGAAACATGCGATATCTGTGTTATCCGGTAGCTTTTGATCACGATTTGCATCCTGATACCGAATCATAAGTTTCTCGGAATAATGAAGCGGTAAAGAGGCTCTAGATGCAGTAGGAGGAGGGGCGGCTGCCTTTACATCCGGGCCCGGTTCCTTCATTAGGATAACATCATTTGCAAAATTGGAAAAAACATCGGATGGATCGTAAGGCGTTGGAATAGAGCCTTGCGGTTGCTCCTGCCCGACCTTTATGTCACAGAAAAGATCACTGTCAATATCCGATTTATGAATTGGCAAATGTGCAACAAGGGGGCGCTGTTCTGTAACATGCAGAGATCCCTGGATGCCGTCCGGTGTAACTGCAGCCACAACGGGAGGGCGGCGACTTTTCTTTGTGGCAGGGGGCGGGGTTGGTACCGGCGCCTCTTCAATGAAAATGGCAAGAGGCTCTGCCAATTTTGCGACAGATTGTTCTGCAGAACCGCCAAACGCGGATACTACAGATGCAGTGTTGACCTTTTCATCCTCAACTACTTTCTTTGCCTTAGAGGAAGCCTTTGGTTTTGCTTCTGACTTCTTTGGCGGCATTACTTGAATTAAGGGAAGGATGTTTAGACTGTTATCAATCTTTTGAAGAACCGCAATTTTGTGGCAGTAAAGTAGATGGTCAATCAAGAAGAAACATTATTCTTCACAGGGCGAAACTTGCTAGTTCTCTATCTCCTACTTTCCGGCCCCTTACTGGATTCTATTCTTCCTTGCCACGCAAAGCGTATAATAAATAGTTCTGTGGTTCTTCGCCATGCACTTGGATATCTTACATTACTCTTTTTCGTTGTAATTATTGATGAATTTACTGATTCTATTAAATCCGTCATAAAAATCCTGGGTATTTGCGCTGTAATTTACATATGGTTTGTGATATCCTCTAAGATGACGGGTCCTCTATGGTTAGCCTTACTTGCAGTACTTGCCGCAATGTCAGCCATTGAATTATACACATCACGCATTGATAAGCCTAGCGATGAATTAGAGGAATGGACTTCCTTGGCAAATACAGTCCTAATTGTCCTTGCAGCTGGAATTACCCTTGTCGGATTCTTTGCCTATATGGGTGAAAAGAAACTGGAATATGCGGGATCTTTCAGCTATTTTACATTTTTATTAGGGAAGGAGGGCTGCAGCGGCACAGTCTCCTCTATTCCCTTTATGAAATCTTTACGGGCCGCGTTTATCTAAACAAAGGTCGGTGATCTCTGGGCAAGGGGCCATGAGTTTATGGACAGAACGATATCGACCAAAGACATTGGCAGAAGTGACCGGCCAGGATACACTGCGCTCTTTCCTTGCGGGACTGGTGGAACGAGGTCCCCAGAGGGCTCCTCATCTAATTCTCCACGGACCCCCTGGCACAGGCAAAACAACATTGGCACTGGCATTTGCAGCAGACCTCTATAAGGATGTCCCGTTACCTGCAGCAACCATGTATTTGAATGCCAGTGACGAACGAACAATGGAAACAGTGCGCGATCGTATCCGTGAATTTTTGCGCACATATTGGATAGGTGTAAGCAGGAAAATTGTAATATTTGATGAAGTTGAAACAATGACCGAACCGGCACAATTAACGCTAAGAGCTCTAATGGATGCACCGATTGTTCCGGGCACACCCCTTCCACTGTTTCTCTTTCTCTGCAATACACTGAGTCGCATAGTTCCCCTGGTGCGATCCCGCGCCCTTGCACTTTTCTGTGGTCATCTTACAAGTGGACAGATTCATGGTCTCGTTTCCTCTATTCAAGAAAAGGAAGGCATTGCCACCCCACTCCCTACACCGTTGGCTTGTCTATTAAATCGAGGCGACATGCGTTCCTTTTTGCAAAGAGCCCAGCAGGAGGAGAATCCCAACACGTGGCTCCCGTGGTTTCAGCGTCTGCTCAATACTCCCGCCGCAAATGTACATATTGTGTGGGAAGATGGCCTACGTAAAGTTCCTGCGTGGATTCTTATCCGTCATGTGCTAGTGTTTTGTTATTCCTTAAATTTGCCGCTAATGAATTCAGCCGGTTGGCACCTATGGTTAGAGGCGGCTATTCGGGGGCAGCCAACGATTGATACATTAGTTCCAGCATGGAATAACTTCTTTTACGGGGCCCCGAAGGCCTAAACATGACGACCTTATTGTCTGTCATACCAAAGAAGCACCGATGAGTACCTTAGAACCTACCCCCCTTCGCGTTAGCACAATGACTGTTACGGGTCACCTAGGCGCTATTCCAGATCGTACAAAACTCTTTCATGCCGGTGCATTTATCCGATACGGCGACATGAAAGAGGGCATCATTAAGATAGAAGTAGATTCTGAAGCAAAGGGGATCTGTACAGATGATATCCTTCATTCCTCTGCCAAGGAAAAGAAGAAGTTCTTTAATCAATCATCGCTGGTGTTCAGACTCCAGCTGGATGATGCGCCCACTTTTAAGGAGGTAAACATAAAGATCTTTAAGAATGGCGGGTTTCAGATGACAGGCATCTCCTCTGCAGAGATGGCAAAAGCGGCCCTGACACGATTTATAGAACTTAATAAAGGACCTGAACGGGGTATTTGGGCCATGGATCCAAGTATAGCCAAATTCGACGTTTGCATGATGAACAGTGATTATAAAATTAATAAGATCATAAAACGGGATGCGCTGTATCGAATCCTTGTAGAAGAGTACGGACTCTGGTGTTCGTATGAACCAACTATCTATCAGGGTGTGAATACGAAATATTTCTGGAACAAGGCCCGACCTGCTTCTGCACCCCCTGGTATCTGCGTTTGCCCTGAACAATGTGAAGGGGGCGGCGATGGCTATTCTATTGGTAATTGTAAGAAAATTACGATATCTCCCTTTCGAACCAAGAGCATTATTATTACGGGGGCCAAACATCCTGAGCAGTTGATGGATGCCTATCACTTTATGAATGGAGTCTTGGAGAAACATGCAGTTGATGTTCTGCGCGATGATGTGGAGAGTATACTGCCAACCCCTATTCCAAAGAAAAAGACCGCTGTGCCTCCTACTACTACGGAGGGGGTGCTGAAGCAGAAAATGCGATCAAGTCCACGAAATATCATTAAGCGGACTCTGTAGCTAACTCATCCACCCCACTTCCTTGGAATAACTGGAGCCATTTTTTGGCCCTGGGGTGACTATAGGCCAGGCTGGTCCGAACTGGGCCAGATAGGGTTGTATTATAAAAATAGAGGAATAATCGTCGTCGAGGAACCTTCGTAGCAACCTTTGCTTTTGAAACTGTTGTCTGAACAACGGCTAGGAGTAATGAATGGTTCTGATCTGTATCGGAAAAGGCATTTAGCCAGTCTTGATCAAGGGATACCATATGTGTGTGGAGATTAAAGGCAGGGGATCCCTGTACTGCATGAATTACTGTATTGTGGTATCGATCTTTGTATATGGAGCTGTTGCCATCATTGATAGATTGGATGATTTGCATGGCTTTTGGATAAAGCATATAATGGGGGTATGGTTATAATCTAAATAAAACAAACGCTACACTACTAGAATGGGTTTAGCACAAAGTCGGTTTGGTTCTGCAAAGAATGAGTCACATGATGAAGCTGTACCTCTAGATACCGCAAATGCAACTGCAACTGCAACGGCAACGGCAACGGCAATGGCAACAGCAAATGTAACGGCTGTAGTTCCCGATATTCATGCTGCCCCTTCTGCTCCTGCTGCCCCTGCTGCTACACCCGAGGTTGCGTCCGATGTGGCCTCTGCCCCCTCTGAAGCTCCCTCTCCTGATGCACCTACTGCTACTTGCCCAGAGGAGGCGCCTTCGACCCCTAAAAAGGAGTCAGATATAGTGGTACCTGTAACACCTCCTCGGCCTCAGAAGAAAATTCATTTAACGTTACGAATGACTCCTGTAAATTTTACAATTAGTAGAGCATCACGAATAATTGCTGCACCTGGACCACCTTCAGTGATCCTGATGGATGAATCACATGGGATTGCTCCGGTACAGGCAGCACCGTCACAGGCAGTGCCATCACAGGCAGTGCCATCACAGGAAGCAGAGGCACAGGAAGCCCCATCACAGGAAGCACCGTCACAGGCAGTGCCATCACAGGAAGCAGAGGCACAGGAAGCCCCATCACAGGTAGCAGAAGAATCTCTTATAACCGATTCTGAAAACGATGAGGCACCGCGGTTAGAAGAATAAGAAACAACCCGGTGTTTCATTCAGAAATGGCTGCCACAACCCCGACAACAGGAGCCCTGGTCTCAGGAGCTGCGGCCCCTGCTGCAGCCGCGGTGTCAATTGATATCCCGAATGAGAAGGTCCTAACCCATGCCGCTAAGATTGCTCTGGAACGCGATATGCCGATCTTGCTGGACTACTATGCCGCCACAAAGAGTGGCAAGGCCTTTCTTGGTGAAGACTCCGATACAAAGGAGAAGATTCTTGTAAAGAATCCCGACGAATACACGAGCCCGGTCCAGAAGATGTTCAAGGCAAAGGATGACTACATCATCATGACGGAAAACTCTATCTATATTGTCAGCGGCTCCATTAAGAAGAAGACCATTTCAAGCGCAGGTATGTAAAGGTGAACCGTACCACAGGACGGATTGGGCCCCGGCATGACGACACTCACTAAATGGCTCGGATCAACCGCAAAAGCAGTAGATCCGAGATCACTCTCTCCAGTACGAACAGTGGCCCCCACAAGTAAAATCTGGGGTCTCCTGGGTGCCTGGAATGGCACCAGTTATGATGAAATGCAAAAGAATGTTATAAACCCCCTTGTTGAATCCTGGGGTCTTCCTGATCGCATTCTTCTTCCAGCAGAGGGGGATGCTGCCCAGGTGTTGCAACGATGGGCCACCATGAAAGATATCCCGGTGCGGTTCATGGGCTGTGACTGGAAAACATACGGTCGCCGTGCCGCCCTTCTCCGAGATACCGCAATTCAACAAGAGGCTTCCCATTTCGTTCTTCTTCAAGGGCCCCGATCGATGGCCCTGACCAGCCTGGCTGCCCGACTTAAGCGAAAGGGGAAAGCGGTTGGATTGGCAGAACGACCGGGCCATAAAATCGTAGTGTAATATAGAATGGGCAACCAGCAAAGTCGCAAACAGAGAAGCCAGAAGAAGGAGAAGCAGAGTCGCAGACAGCAAAAGAAGCAGAATAGGAGAAGTCAGAGGGGTGGCGGTTCTTGCTCCGCTATGCCGCTCAACCGCGAACTGTTTGCTCAGCGCGGTGGAATGGCTCCTTTTGCCTCTCTTGACAATGGCTATCTCATTGACCAGTCCGCCCGTGTACAGGCTGAAACATACCCCCTGGATCAGGCCCTGAATGAGCTTCCGTCGGTGATCCCGAAGATGCAAGGTGGGCGCAGACGGACACAGAGGAAGCAGAGAAAGCAGAAGCAGCGGCAGCAGAGGGGTGGCATGTATCCCATTGATGCGGATACGATGCTTCTCCCCCGCGGTACTAATGCCGGTTTTAGCTCCCAGTTCTCCAATGAAGCGCAGGTCAACAATCTTTACAACGAGTACTCTGGTCCGCAGGGTCCCCACACACGATAATTGTCTCCGATCTCACTGTCGGAGCCTTCCATTCTGGAAAAGCTCTTTGTAAATCGGCTAGGCGTTCAGCCGGAATCTGGCCACCTTCAATATGGCAGATCAGACGCAGATCACCCAGAGATCCCTTAACAAAATGATCGGGCATACCCCAGCTAATTACCCGTAAAACTTCACCTTCTTTTACAAATCCACCGGTCCAGACGATATGCAACGGCCGACCCGATGGATGACCTTCCAGGTCCCTTTCAAATCCTAGCAGCGCCTCTGCCCACGTGAGAGTTAGACTTCGCTTCAGGGTAGAACCCTCCCGAATCCAGGGTCCAATGTCTGAGGAAGACGCCCGAAGAACAAGAATTACATCGCCCGGCCTTTCAAAATCCGGTGATTCAGAACATTGCCCGGAAAAGACTAAACGTTCTCCCTCCTGCATCCCCGGCTCAATCTTCACTGGCAACACAGATTCTGTTTCCTTTACCTTTTTGCCTGAACAGGCCGTACAGGTATCACGTACTTTCTTCCCTGAAGATCCATTGCAATCCGTGCAAGGCCCCTGCTGAACCATCATCATGGGCCCCATTTGTATATGCGAAACACGGGTCCCAGACCCATTGCAAGATGAGCAGGTCTCAACATGCATTCCTCCATGGCCATCGCAGGTAGGACAGAGAATATCACGCTTGATTCGAAGCTCAAACTGTTTACCATGATACAGATCGGAGAGGGATACACCAATTTCGTGTAACTTGTGCGGTCCTACAGGCGGTCGCCTGGGTCTGCCACCGCCACCTCCTTGTGGCTGTCCAAACATTTGACCGAACATTTCTGAGAGATTTACATTAAACCCACCGCCGCCAAATGGATTGAAACCGGGTCCCTGAGGTCCTTCCGCAACAGATCCAGTTGCATCATACATGGCTTTTCGTTCGGGATTAGATAATATACTATTTGCAGTTTCTACTTTCTGAAAGGCCTCCTTATCACCACCCGGCCGATCAGGATGGTTCTTCAGGGCTTCCTTTCTATAAGCCTTCTTAATATCATCGGGTGATGCATTTCGTGGGACGCCCAGCCGGGCATATGGATCATCCATCTGTACTTCTTTCTCGTAGTCATTTATTTAGACTCCTACATAGTTAGAAAACTGCAGTCTTCTAACTATAAAGTATTTTGGCTTATTTAGGCCCGGGATCTCCTGCTCTTACGGCTCTTGGACCTTGTCTTACGGTTCTTGGACTTGCGGCTCTGGTGTCTGCGACCACCATACGTACGACTAGGACCGCCGCCATTCCCTTCAAGACCGGAAGGGACACCGTCGTGCTTCTCTGCTCCATACAAGGCATCGAAAGAACTACTGGAAGGGCCACCAGAAGGACCACCAGCTCCACTTGCAGGAGCAGCAGCCGCGGCTGCGGCAGGAGCAGCAGCATTACCAAAATCAATCGGCGGCAGCGTGATAGGAGGTAAATTATAATTTCTGGAAGAATATAATGGCTTTGCCATACGCACTTCACGATTTGCCATTTCTTGAACATTTCTCAGCCTCTTAAACTCCAATAATCTAGCAAGTGCAACGCTCTGAACTTTTGCCGCCTTTTTTTTATCCCCAGCCTCCATAAATTGTAAAAATTGGTCGACATCTTCGCGTCGGCCTCTTATTAAAGCATCTTCATTGTGATACTGCTTTACATCATTATAAGGAATTCCCTTCAGTGATTGTGTTAAGCTAAAAAATTCTGAATCACCGTAGGGAGGCATACCGGATGGTATTGCGTATGCCGGGCGCATTTCCCGCGTACCGCGCATAATGACAGTGTCATCATTTGCGAACATCTTATACTTATTCCGGAGAATAAAATCAACATCCAGGGCTGCAGTATCAAACCATAACGATCAATCTCTCATTATGGGGCCCGGGACTAATCAGAAATCAAAAAAATCCGAAATCCCTTGTAGGGATAGACATCATGTCTGATATAGATCATTATTTAGACGCATTTACCCAAGAGCTAGTTGAACATTTGCCGAAGGAGGAGCCCGGGTTATCTTCTAGACTTAATCTCTTACAAGAATATATCATTCGTGATAAACGTACAATAACGATCTATATTAGCCACAGTGATCCCGAGACGGCTACTGCGGTGACTCGTGTAACTTACACAATGCCTGTTCCCGAACTAACCTCTCCTCTCTTTGAAGTAGAACGTGCGGTGATACCGCCGGTAGGCCCCCATTTTCGGCACTTTAATGATTTGGGAGGTCGTACCGCAGAAGAATTTGTTGAAATGAATTCTGCAACCATAGCTGGAGCTGCTAATTGGTTTTCAGAAGAATCACGACTAAAAGCACGATTACATGAAGATATTGAAGAGCCTATTAAAATTACCATACGGAATATTCTTTCTTATTGGAGATATATGATATCAATGGTATATAATGCAATTCATGCAGCACGGATTCGAATACCGCGATCCTCATCTGGAAGGATACGGCCGCGTACAGCTTCGAAGCGGTCATCTACACGTTCAACTGTTGCATCAAATGCAAAGTCTCAGCGGTCCACCTCTCGTTCGAGAATAGGATCTAGCGGCAGAAGATCATCGCCTCGTCCTAATTCACTGAGTAATCATCAATCAGATCCGAAACCTGTGGCCGACTAAAGTCTCCGGCAAAGTTGCTTATATAAACTATTCATCCTAGGGATCTATAGAATGAACCTCTTTAAGGGGCTGCTTTTAGTGGGGCTATTTTTCAGTGGTATGGTGTCATCCGTATCAGTGACGCCCACGTCGAGTATTACGGCAACAAGAACAAGAACACCGACACGCACTCCTTCTTGGACAATGACACCGACGGTAACACCCACACCAACCCGTACAAAAACAAGAACACCCTCTTGGACAATGACGGCTACTGTCACACCAACAAAAACCAGAACACCGTCAAGGACACCTTCTAGAACAGCTACTCCAACGCAAACCCCTACTGCTACCAAAACACCTTCTAGAACACCTTCTAGAACAGGAACTCCCACAGGAACCCCAACAGCAACACGTACAAAAACGAGAACGCCCACTACTACTGGTACTCGGACTGGAACAAATACCCAGACACCTACGAGAACACCAACTGCGACACGGACTCCTTCTGTGACAGGGACAAGAACTGGTACGAATACTCAGACGCCAACTGCAACTAGGACTCGAAGCGCATCTTCTACTCAAACTGGAACAGGTACCGGCACAGGGTCTCGGACACCTAGTAGAACAGGAACTCGAACTGGTACTGGAACACAAACACCTACAGCAACTCAAACGCCATCTAGAACTAGATCAAGAACAGGCACACCTACCCAGACTCCTACCAGTACGGTAACTAGCACAAGGACACCAACTCGGACCAGGACTAGAACGGACACTCCAACAACAACTCCTACTAGCACTAGAACACCCAGTCGAACCAACACTAGAACAGGTACTTCAACTCAGAGTCCTACTGCAACAAGAACCCCCACGAGGACACCATCCAGATCAGGAACTAGAACTGGTACCCCAACGCAGACGCCAACTAGAACTCGTACTCCATCTATTACAGGTACAAGGACTGCAACACGGACTGGTACCCCCACTCAAACACCTACTGGGACAAGAACTCCAAGTAGAACTGGTACGCGAACTGGTAGTCCGACGCAGACTCCATCGGGCACGGCTACACGATCAGGTACCCCTACTCAGACTCCTACAAAAACACGAACATCAAGTCAGACTACCACAAGGACTAAGACACCAACACAGACACCAACCGGGACACGAACCTCTACAAGGACGCCATCTAGATCAGGAACAAGAACTGGAACCCCGACACAGACTCCAACTAGAACGCGCACTCCCTCTGTAACCAGTACAAGGACTGGAACGCCCACACGGACTCCGAGTCAGACTCCAACAAGAACTGGGACCCCAACACAGACTCCTACTGGGACTCGTACTCCCTCGAGATCAGGAACGCGAACTGCTACAAGGACAGGTACACCTACTCAGACACCAACGGGCACACGCACCCCCAGTCCAACTGGGACTCGAACAGGGACACCCACGCAAACTCCAACTGCAACAAGGACCCCCACGAGAACACCATCTACATCAGGGACTAGGACCGGTACACCGACCCAGACACCAACGACAACACGGACACCAAGTCCAACTGGGACTCGAACAGGGACACCCACGCAAACTCCAACTGGCACTGCAACGGGTACAAGAACTCCCACTAAGACTAGCACAAGAACTCAAACTCCTACTCAAACACCTACTGGAACACGAACACCGACTCGGACCCCTACGCAGACATCTACACGGACTCGTACTCCATCCAATACTGGCACACGAACAGGGACACCCACACAGACACCGACCCAGACACCTACTGGAACACGGACCCCTTCCCAGACTAGCACACGAACAAGTACTCCAACGCAGACTCCCACGGGCACACGCACACCCTCCGGTACTGGCACACGAACAGGTACACCTACGCAGACTCCTACCGCAACGAGGACCTCAACACGGACTCCTTCGCAAACTGGAACAAGAACTGCTACACCGACTCAAACCCCGACTGGAACCAAGACCCCTAGTCGGACTTCTACAAGGACAGGAACTCCAACTCAGACTCCAACCCAGACATCTACATCAACAAGAACTCCTTCTCAAACCAGCACACGGACTCAGACTCCATCAAAGACTCCTACTGGGACTGCAACTTCAACAAAAACGCCCTCACGAACGACTACAAGAACCGGTACGCCCACACAGACTCCTACAGGTACTCGCACTCCATCCAATACTGGCACACGTACAGGAACTCCGACGGGGACAGGGTCGCAGACTCCCACAGGAACACGTACTCCATCAAACACTGGGACAAGGACGCAGACACCCTCACAGACCCCTACGAGTACACGCACACCCTCCGGTACTGGTACACGAACAGCTACGCGTTCAGGGACTCCTACTCAAACTCCTACAGGAACTAGAACACCATCAACTACTGGAACAAGAACTGGTACAGGAACAGGAACAGGGTCGCAGACTCCCACAGGAACACGTACTCCATCCAATACGGGCACCCGAACCAGAACAGGGTCGCAGACTCCAACAGGAACACGTACGCCGTCGATGACGGGGACAAGGACGCAGACACCATCCCAGACACCCAGCCAGACTCCTACAGGAACCCGCACTCCCACCCAAACCAGCACAAGGACTCAGACACCCTCACAGACTTCAACTGGCACCGCAACGGGAACTAGAACTTCCACACAGACTCCTACTGGAACGCGGACTCCATCAATGACGGGGACCCGCACAGGTACACCCACACAGACAGGGTCGCAGACTCCTACAGGGACGCGGACTCCAAGCAATACAGGAACTAGAACTGTTACACCCACACAGACAGGGTCGCAGACTCCTACTGCATCTAGAACACCATCAAGAACCGGGACTGGCACTCAAACTCCGACGCAGACTTCTACTGGAAGTCGGACTCCATCAGTCACTGGGACAAGAACCGGGACTGGCACTCAAACTCCGACGCAGACTTCTACTGGAACACGCACTTCTTCCCAGACAGGAACTAGAACCGCTACACCCACTCAAACTCCTACTGCAACCAGAACTCCTTCTCAAACTGGCACGGGGACAGGTACCGCAACTAGAACGCCTTCAATAACAGGGACTGGGACGGGCACTGGGACTCAGACTCCGACTCAGACACCAACCGCTACTCGAACCCCTTCAAACTCTGGTACACGGACGGGTACGCCTAGCCAAACTCCAACGCAGACAGGAACAGGCACACGAACATCATCAATCACAGGAACTGGAACGCAGACTCCAACGCAGACTTCTACACAGACCCCAACGGCTACTCGAACACCGTCAACTACGGGGACGCAGACAACGACCGGCAGTCCAAGTGGTATCACATCGCAAAGCCCAACTGTAACTGCATCGCAGAGTGCATCGCAGAGTCAAACCCAAAGTCCTTCTAATACTGCATCTCAGACAAGAACGCAAACGGCTTCTAATACTCTAACCCAGACTCCTTCCAATACCGCCTCCAATACTCTAACGCAGACTCCTTCTAATACTGCTTCTAATACTCTAACGCAGACTCCTTCCAATACCGCCTCCAATACACTAACGCAGACTCCTTCTAATACTGCTTCTAATACTCTAACGCAGACTCCATCAAATACTGCCTCTCAGACAAGAACGCAAACGCCTTCCAATACTGCCTCCAATACTCTAACGCAAACGCCTTCCAATACTGCATCAAATACTCTGACCCAGACACCGTCGAATACTGCATCAAATACTCTGACCCAGACCCCGTCGAATACTGCCTCCAATACTCTTACTCAAACGCCTTCCAATACTGCATCAAATACTCTAACGCAGACTCCATCAAATACTGCCTCCAATACTCTTACTCAAACGCCTTCCAATACGCAGACCCAGACTCCTTCGAATACCGCTACCGTTACAAAAACTGCAACTAGAACACGAACCGCTAGTCTTACCGGCACGAAGTCTCCCACTGTAACATCCAGTGTAACAGCCTCCAATACTGCCACTCCTTCTAATACGCCCTCCCGCACGATCACAGCAACCTACACAATGACCGGCACCACGAGTATGACGGGAACGCCTTCGAATACACTGACCAATACGGCTTCGCAAACGCCTTCCTGGACCAAGACAGTCACACAAACGGCGTCTCCCACAATTACGGCATCTAACACTAAAACTCCATCCAACACTCCCTCCCAAACGATCAGCCCTTCCCTGACAGGAACGCAGACAGTGACAACCACGAGGACATCCACTGTGACAGCCTCCAATACACTTACAATGACTCCCTCTACCTCTGTATCTCAGACTGGAACCGTATCGCAGACTGCAACGAACACTGGCACTGGAACATTGACGTCGACTAATACGGGATCTCAGACACAAACTCCCTCTCAGACACAAACCCCCACGGTCACCCGCAGTGGAAGCCAGACGGGTGTTGGGACCGGCACTGGCACACGGACCGGGACTCCGTCCCATTCGGGTACCCAGACTGGATCAGGATCCACTACAGGCACGGGCACGGGTACAGGGACAGGAACCCCTTCCAACTCCGGCACCCTGAGTCAAACACCGTCTGGCACTGTTACCCAGTCCGGTACCCTCAGCGGTACTTTGACAGCATCGCAGACACCTTCACGGACTGCAACAAGGTCGCCGTCAATGTCAGGCCCCAGTACAGGATCACAGACTTCAACGGGAACTGCAACACAGACCCAGTCCAATACAATTACACAAACATCTTCCGTCACAACAACACCCTCTTGGACTTCCGGCCTAACTCCTAGTCAGACTGCTTCTCGAACCGCTACGCAGAGTTCGACACAGACAGGCACAGGAACATTGACGGCAGCTGTTACGAAGACCACAAGCGCTACTGGAACCCAGTCACCAACCCCCTCCATCTCTTTCAGTACAACGCTGACGCCGACGGTGACTGCATCGGCATCGCTCACAGCCTCCAGCACCAAGACTACAACGAGCACAGGCACCCCAAGTCGCACTGCATCATTAACCATGACTCAATCTGCGGGAAGCACTGGAACCGAAACCCCTAGCCAAACACCGTCTCCGCCACCCTCCGGAACAACTGCAGAGACCGGCACAGCCTCAACAACACCAAGTCAGACCTCCTCCATGACCGTAACCCAAACAACGACAGGGACTGGAACTGCCACGCAAACACGTACCCCGACACTTACTCAAACTCCTTCTCAGACTATTACGCAAACTGCTACGCCCTCAACAACAGGATCTTCAGCCATCACACAGGCGCAGACTGGTACACAGACAATGACATCATCACAGACTGGTACAGAAAGTAGAAGCGGAACAGCAGCTACAACACCCACCGGTACAGGAACAGCCTCCACCTCTGCATCTCTTTCAAGAACTCAGACCTCCAGTCGCTCGGTAACGATCACGGGATCCCAAACCGGAACCTCTACTCCAACTCTAACGCAGACTGGATCAGGAACACCAACACCCAGTAATACAATCACCCAGACTGGATCCGGCACACGATCGCAGACAGCAAGTAACACGGCCTCGAAGTCGTCCACTACTTCTAATACAAAGTCTTCCTCCCTTACAGCCTCCCCCTCCCTTACAGCGGCCGTTACCGCCACACCAAGTGTTACGCCATCCTCCTCTGTCACAATTACACAGACGAGGACTCGGACCCTAACCAGAACAACAACTAGGACCGCTGCAGTAACGAATACTCCTTCAAATACAATCACCATGACACATACTCCGTCCATCACAGGTACCGGATCTGCTGCCATAACTCTGACGCCCACTACGACCACAACTCCAACAGGCACAGGGTCACGGACCACAACGCCGACAGCAGCGCAGACACAGACTACCACCGCCACCCCCACAGCCTCCCAAACAGCATCTCAGACTAGGACCGAATCCGCTGCACCGACGCCTAGTATAGCAAGTCGCACGGGTACAGTGACTGCTACGCCATCGCGAAGCATAAGCTTGTCGACCACCGCAACATCATCGTTAACCGCAAGTCCTACCGTAACAGCCTCCAAGTCTCCTAGTGTAACTGCATCAGCAAGTACGACCGTGACAGGAGGGATCACAAAAACTACTACAGGAACGCAGACAACAACCTTGTCACCGACTGCAGCGGTCACTGCTGTGATCACGACCACGCCGACTCAGACCACCTCCTCCACGTGGACTCCTTCCTTCACGACCACGCCCAGCAGAACAGTCTCAGGCACGGCTGCTTTTACGTCCTCTACCACTGCATCTCAAACTCAAACCGGTACAGCCTCCTCCGCCGTCACCTCAACGCCCACTGTGACTCTGACGAGGACTGGCACCCCTTCCTCTACCAGCACCGCGTCAACCACTCAGACCCCATCGGCTGCTCCTACAAGGTCAAGCTCAGGAACGCAAACTGGAACTGTAACACAAACGGGTACCTCTGGACTCACGGCTACTCCGACAATCTCCTTTTCGAATACGGCCACAGGAACAATGACGCAGGCCGCTACCGCTGTCGCCACCGGATCCCAGACGCTGACACAAACGCCCAGTGCCACCGCCTCCTTAACAAAAACCTCTACGAACTCGGCGGCTGCGACGCTGACCCCAAGCAGAACGGCGACCCTCACCAAGACTCCCAGCAAATCGGCCACAGGATCCTCCTCTCAGACAGCAACCTGGTCGTCCACAGGATCGAGTTCTGCAACCTCCAGTGAATCCGGAACTCCTTCCATCACAGGGACTGCGGCCTCGACCACATCAGGAACCATCACACAGACAACATCGGGAACACTGACAAGGACAGGATCTGCCGCAGCAACAACGAGTTCTACTGCATCGGCCGCCCCCTCTAATCCCTCGACTGGCAGTATCACAGCCTCTAGTACAGGTGCCTCAACTGTAACTTCCTCTGGATCTGGTACAAAGACTGCAACACCCTCAAATACGCCCAGCAGCTCCACTACAGCCAAGTCTACAGGATCCTCAACGCAAACTGCATCCCTAACAGCCTCTACCACCGGATCGATCACAGCTCCTCTCACTGTATCATCCTCTCAGACACAAACGCCCTCTCTTACAAGCACTCCCTCTTTCCCTACACAAACGGGAACAGGAACCTCTACCAGGAGCCAGAGCAGCAGTGACACAGCGACCCAAACAGCCACAGGTACCCCAACTGTCACAGCATCAGGATCCGATACCTCTACCATGTCAGGAACACTAACAGGAACTGGAACACGATCAGGAACGAAAACGAGAACTAGGACCTCGACAAGCTCAAGGACCCTGACAATGACTGCAACATCGACATCCAGTAATACCGAATCATTCACCTCATCGATTACAAATCTACCTACAATCACAGCATCTCGTACGGCAACGGCACTGGAAACAGGTACACGCACAACGACTCAAACGGCCTCTGTGACTCCGACAGGCTCTGGAACACAGACCTTATCAGGAACGGCCTCTATCTCTTCCACGGCTACCGGCCCCCTATCCGGAACTCCTACACGAACGGCTTCTGCATCGCGTACATCCTCTGTTACTGCCACCACCACAGTGTCCCAGACTGCTTCTCAGCCCAATACCCAGAGTACCACAGTCAGCGGCACGGCAACCGTTACTGCATCCCGCACCACCACGGGCACCCGGTCGCCAACGCCCCTGTGGATTTCGCCGAGTCAGACAGCCTCCAGTTCAATCACCTCAACCGCAACGACCAGTTCTACGATCACCTCCTCAGAGACTCCCTCCACAACAAGTACGTCCACGAATACGCAGACCACGACTGGCTCTGGATCCATCACAGGCACCTCTTCTATTACTGGAACACTCACGGGCACTGGGACCGGGACACAGACGCCGACCGTTACCAGCACAGGCACCCGATCCGGATCCAGAACACAGACGGCTGCTGCCACGCCGTCCAGAACTGCCACGCTATCGGCCACAGCCTCCTCTACGGCCGCCGCTACGGTAACCTCCTCCGCAACGGCCACCCCAACTCTTACGATGACCATGACAGGTACGGCCTCCATGCCTTCGACGCCATCACAAACCAGGTCCTCGACTATCACCAGTTCCCTGACAGCAGCTGTTACCCGAACTGCATCACCGACCATCACATCCAGTCAATCCGGTACGGCGACTCAGACAGCCTCATCGATGCCGACAGTGACTCAAACCAGCTCGGGCTCCCAAACAGCTGCATCCACCCATACAGCCTTCCCAACTTTTACGCCGACCTCCACTCTTACACTTACAGCTAGTCCGAGTACGACGGCTACCACATCGTCCACTACAACACCGACGGCCTCTTTGTCTGCAGAAACTACGCCGACCGGGACTGCAACACAGACAGCCTCCAATACAGCCACGGTAACCTCGAGTGCAACCATGTCTACCACAAATTCAGGTCAGCCAACTCCCTCCACGAGTGTCACAGCATCGCCGACCTTTACGCCAACCAAATCTACCAGTGCCTCTATCTCAAGAGGAGCCAGTGTGACAGGAACCCGCAGCCCCTCCACATCAGGGACCGCCTCCACCCGGCCAACTCGTACTACAACTGGAACGGCAGTCCCGACTATCTAAACATGGATCACCCCTAAGAATCTAATGGATGCGGTGCTTGGTCAAGATCACGCAGTATCCTTTTTACGATCTCGATTAAAGGATCCACCCCATCTGATCATCTGGGGTCCCACTGGTGTCGGAAAAACCATGATGGCCAATGCCTGGATTACCGAGCAGCTGGTGGCCCAGGGAGTGACAGATCCATCTCATCAGGCCACGATGACTCTCCGTCTATCCTCTGCAGATGACCGTGGTATCGCAGCCATCCGTCAACGACTGACGGATTTTGTACGCAGAGTTCGCCCCGTGTCTGGGGCCGTTGCCTGGGTTTTGCTAGATGATGCCGATAACCTTCCTGTTGTCACACAACAGGCCTTGCGCCGAATCTTGGAACTTCATGCACATCAGGCCCGATTTTGTTTTGTGGCCCAGAGCCCCGAGCACTTTATTGAACCGATCCAGAGTCGTTGTGTTATGGTTCAGTGTTACCCAGTTATTCTGCAAATGTATACAGCAACCCTCCTTGATCGTCACGCACCTGATTCAATTGTGGACCCCGATGCACAGCATCTGATGGCATCCCTGTGCCTCGGCAATGTGCGCCAATTTACATTGATCTGTCAGGCACTTCCTTCAGGCGCCGTAAGTCAAGAGTACGTACAGCTTCTCGTGAATGCTCCACCCGTTCCTCTCCTGCTTCGTCTTCAAGGAGCAGTGGCTGCCAAGGATCTGGGTACTGTAACCGAATGTGTATTGGCACTTTGGTCCAAGGGCTACAGTTTTGAGGACTGTGTTTCCATGCTTGAAATGGTAGTGCGGATTTATAATGGGATTCTCAATGCAGATCTACAGTATGTGTTACAGTGTTGTGCAGAGGCTCATATTTACCAGATTCTGAATCGCATGACGACACTGGATCTAATAGCGGTTCTTTCGGGACGAGCCTCTTCCTCCTGTCTGGCAGAGGATGTGGTATTATAGCTATGACACGCATAAAACTTTATAAAAGGTGACTATGGTAGGATAGTTGATACTATTGTCCTTACGATGGAAATCTTAATGAAAGGTTTTCACGAATTTGTCCAGAAAGAAATTAAGCGCATAAAGGCCCTCCTTTCTACATATAAGGCTGACAAGAATACCCGTCTTGCAAAAGATCTTTTAGTGAAATATCCATTTCTGAGATCCAAGCTCTGCCTTCCCTCCTTGGATGAAATCCTGACATGGAAAGATACAAGAGACCGGTTTCACTATGATAAGGATATTGTACCGCTTCTTACACAGTTCATTTCCAAAATAACCGGTCTCTTCAAGCATGGACAGACAGAAAAGACTGGTCTATGCAATATGAGGATTCTAGCCAACATCAAAAATGGGTTTCTTACGATTGCAATTGCCAAGAATACACTTGATGCAAAGCAGCAGTGGGAGGAACGTCTTATTAAATCATTGAAAGAGATGCTACCAGGCATCGCTTTAAAGGATATTATCCTTGTCATCTCTTCTAAGAAGAATGATCTGCAAGGCAACGCCACACATTGCAAATCAGTGAATGATGCCTTTGCTCACTTTGTCAGCGGAAACTTTAAGATTATCTTTGTCTGTTCAAATACTACGCGTATTAATGATATCTTACAATTCTTAACTCTCTATGACGGTCTTTCTATAGAGAAGCGCGTACCGATAGATGTTCAGCAGGATGAGGCTCATAATGTGGAGGAAGGCGTTCCTTCTAGACGAGAAGCAATCGAACATATCGTGATGAGCCCCTATGTAGAATCATATGTTCCTGTTACGGCCTCCTATGATACCCTGATCAAAGAATCCTCTATTCTATGGAAGAAAGCAAACCTTGATGGAAACTGTATTGACTATACCAAGAATAGCGATACGGTATCTACCTCTGCGGATTATTCTTCTATATCTGATGCGTACCAGCTGACCTTTGAAGCCATGGCAACCACCCCTCTTTATGTGGATCATGGTATTACAGAGTTTGATGAGGCAACTTTTCAAGAAGGCGATTCTAAGGATTACACCAGCTGGTCCATGAAAGACATGAAGGCTGATCAAGAACGCCGCCGCAAATTAGAGTTCTGTAGATTTATGGAACAGGAACTTCTGGCATGTAATCTTGGAATGAATATTCTCGATAATAATCAACTAGTAACCTATAAAGATAATTCCGCCACTATTGAGACGCCAATCATCCTTGCAGGTGTGACAAATCTACACATCATTACAACCCCCAATCGTAATGTACTTACTATCCATCTTATGAAACATGCAGTCAAGCAACCCTATAATCCTATATGTATTGGCCTATACAAGAGTGGCATTCATATATTGTACAAGAATCATCTAGGACAAATAATACGTAAGAAGCATAGCGATTTGCTGGAAGAGTGCAGCAGTGAAGAGCTAAATAGCAAGATCCTTGAGATTCTAGAGCATATCAAGGCAACAGGTGATTCCACTGCGCGGCCTATCCTGATTATGGGCAACTATAAACCGACTGGCGAGTCTATTACATTTGTGCATTTTAAATACGGGACAATTCGCTCCCAAACTCTGCTACCCATCGCCGGTCTTACAAAAGAAAAAAGCTATCAGGGATTCCTGCGCTGTTGCTACAAGGATACTAAATTTCGTGAGCATGATCCAGGATTTGTTCATCCGCCAAAATGGATAATCGGGCTTCAATCGAGTATCAGCGATGCTGTGCTATATGAACAACAAAATGATGAACGAATCTACACACTCAAGGAAACATCTACTGGTACTGCACTTGCTCCGGTTGTTGCAGCTAGTTACTCTGCACCGACAGATTCTACATGTGCAATTCCTATAAAGCTTTCCATTAAGGATATGGAGGATTCGAAGGTAATTGACATCCGTAAAATCTTTGCCAAAGATCGACGTACAGAAGCCGATAAAAGGTGCATCCTAAATTTGCTCAAACAAATGATTGACGATGAACTCATTGATTACCAAGATCCAACTGGTAATTTCAATTTCAGTACTTATACACTGAAAGATGTCCGAACATGGAAACAGCATACTACGGAAGAAAATGAGGCGCGGTTGAAGGAAAGAGGTTCACGCTTTGAAGCTGATTATCGCTTTCGAGAATATGATTCTAAGCACCGGATTAAGATGCCCTATATCAACAACAAGAGTAATATAGGAGTTTATGAGTGTGAGTTGCTTGTGGCATATGACAAGTACGAACATGAAGGCTTTACGAACCACAGATCGCAATGGTGGTTGTCTTACAGAACCGAATAACGGGCTACTGAAGTTGATAGTTATGAACTGCACTCGGTACTTATATTCTGAATTAAATACAATGTATTTTTGTTTAGCAGAGGATGTTGCCTTTTAATTTTCAATCATAATAGTATGGAGTCTTCATCTTCCAACTATAAGGATGATAGGCTAACGAAGGAAGCTCGTGGGCGCCTGATGTGGCAGTTAAATCAAATGACGTGCCCAACTCGACCGGCTAACAGTCATATACCCTTTATAAAGGCTCAGCTGAAACTCTTATACGATGTTGCTAGAAAGACAGTTAATTTCTATGATGGAAAAGTGCCAGAGGCTGCGACGGCCCTCTATAAAACCCATTTGAAGAATATTTTTCGTGATAAAATTGTATCGTTTACATCGCTGAACATCAAAAGTGCCCAATGCGCCATCCTGTTTACAAAAATATTTACGGATACAGCATCCCCGGAAACCACACATCGACTACTTGAAAGCGGCATAGATGATAAACTATATGAATTTTATTATAAAAAGGACTGGGATACCTACGCTGTCTTTCTTAGATTAACGGAAGATCACATGGAATTACCCAACACAGTCTTTACGGATGAAGACGGTCATTGCATTCCTAATTGTAAAAATAAGGCGATTATTGTATTGTTAGGCGAAATGACACTGTTTGAGCTACTATGGTCACTCTCAAACGATTTGTATTTTGTTGGTCTTCCTGCGCAAATACAATTTGCCGATGGAAATCTTCATACACCAACAACATTCCTGGAACATGACTTGGGCCATATGACTTCACGACTTGATACCATCCCAGAAGCTATACGGGATGAAGAGAATAGGAATGTTAAAAAATGCTTATTATATATTAATGATAAATCCAAAGAAATACAAGATGCTGTATTATTGTTCCTTTTTTTATTTATGCATTTAGAAGTTCAATTCGATGATACCGTGCTGCGCGTTCCCCATACGGCAACCTCCGGCCTATTTAGACTTGATGATCATCCTCATAGTCAGTTTTATAAAGGAGAAATTATTCGACGATTAAAATCGCGAAGTGATTTAGGCGGCTTTCTCCCTGAAGGCCATGCGGTCGCAATCACGGATGCGGCACTGGAAGCCTGGTTGAGAGGACAATGGGCTATATTTGTTGAGCACTGGAATGCATCTTTACTGAAGGAAGCTAGAGAAATAGAAAATGTAGGGCCGAGTTCGAATACTCGGGCTCGATATTTGGCGAAAACAGTGCGGAATGCGCATAAATGGAATAGTAGTAGGCGACGTTCATCTCAGCATTCTGGTGGTTACAGACGTAAAACGATACGGCAAAAGAAATAAACGAAACTAAATTCTAATGAGATGTATATACAATGTATACGCATCCTTTTAGATAGGTCGATGAGCTGCCCTTCCCGCATTCCTAAGAACGCTCCTGACAATCTTTACCCTGGGCGTCTTTGGCACCCAAACTGCTGACCTGGATAGGAGTCCATGTGAACTGTCCTAAAGTGAATCCCTAATCACTAAGTAGGGGGATGCAAACCGCGCATCCATTAAATAGCGGTTCACATGCACAGTTCGTTGTGCTACCAAGTCTTTCGCGGATTACCGAACTCTTTACAGCAGCCACCGATGTTCAAATGGAAGAGGGTGCTACCTGGACTAAATGGAATCATTTGCCGGAGGAAGGGTATTCGTGGTTACTTGAATACATTCGCCCGTGTCATCAACAGATTTTGAAGGAGACACTTGAGAATGTACAGACAACCCCCGCTGCACTCTTCAGACAGTTATTGAGACCCTTTCATTTTACGATCAAAGTACATAAGAAAGGCTGGATTTTAGCGGCCATTCATACACCTGCCGCGGCCACTACTGTTGCAGATAAGCCGGGTGTTACGATCGTCTGGTCTTAGTTTTCTGCAGCTTCCGCACCCCCTTTTGTTTTCTTGTAATGCGCCGACCGCCAACGTTTGCCCCTGCTCCTGCCCCTGCTCCTGCTGCTACGCTTACAGATCCTGTATAGAATGCAATCGCATCATCTATACTTATTCTTGACTCATAATCAGGATTCACTAGTAGTTTAATTAGCTGTAATAAATGCACGGTTTCTACATCACGCTTCCCTCTTTTCTTTGCAATAAGTCGATCTAATTCTGCTTCATAAAGTTCCGAATATTCTGCTACCATGAAATGTGTTAATGCAGTGACCCCAAGTTTTACTAATTCTGGGTCTGGGTATTTAGTCCGAAATAAATGTTTTATCCAGTCCTTTCTAAATACTAAGTAGAATAGGGTAGCCCCTACAGCATACACATCTACACATCGTGCATCTTTTTTTAGGGCTGTGGTCATTCCTTCAACTAGTTCCTTTGGAATTTCTCTATCTGGAAAGGCTGCATTTAAAGAAGGTAGAGCCATAAAACTTTCTGGGCCTAAATACGGGTAGGTACTAACCTTGGCAAACTGACATGTATCCTGAAGGCAACTTCTTTCAAAATCAATTAAACGTACATTATATGAATCTATCTCAATCATTATATTCTCTGGTTTGATGTCTCTATGAATAATGTGGGCATCATGTAATTTTTTTACAGAAGCTAATATATGCTGAACAATAGCAGGGCTCCACTCCCCCCCATCTTTAATATATTTCTGCAAATTATCTCCTTCTATGTATTCATATAAAAAGTACAGTCGGCCCGGATTTACAGGTGTTTGAACTGTAAAGAAATCTTTTCCGTCTAATAGCTCCTTCTTGGAGGCATCTGCTGCGATACCCATAAAACATACTATATTGGAGGCTCGGTCACATGAGCCGTAACTTTCTCGAAGAGTTCGTTCAAGCTGAATGGATTGTAAAATTTCAGGCATATCTCCCACTTCAACGTCGTGCTCTTTCACAATAATGGGCCCACTTTCGCCAGATTCATCTACAAATGTTGCAATACTTGTTCTAAAACGGTCTCCCCGAGATAATACTTTAGTTTCATCTATAATAATGTTATGAGCAGTACCATCAGGGCTTGTAAGAGTAATTAAGTCTGGTGAACCTTCTAATACGGCAGCAGCCGCTGCCGCAGGGCCAACGACAGTAGCAGCAGCCGCTGCCGCAGCACCGCCACCATGGTTTGCTGATGCAGGGCCTCCAGCACCACCCATTACTTTACCAGGAGCAGCCGCAGCCACAACAGCAGCAACAGCAGCAGCAGCAGAACCCGGTGGGTAGAGCGAATTGAATGTATCCAATGCCTCCTGCGCTGTCGGCCGCAGTTCAGGAAGAGGTTGAATCATCCTAAGAATAAGGCCAAACACCTCTTTTTTAAGATCAGTAAACAAATCTGCACGAGATTCCTGAATTTTTTTACTATAATATGTAAATTTAACAATATAATCCCTAGATTTATCCTTTGTATACGGATCCGTAGCCGGATCAAATATTGTTTTAATATAATCGCTGCCAGTCACAATTGCATACATCGTCATACCGGCCGCAAAGATATCAATCGCCCCCGCATGTTCTGTCTCTACCCTTTCTGTTATTACCTCTGGTCCCATAAAATTATCTGTACCAACACGGGTACGTAATCTACACTCTGCAATTCTACATCCAAATCCATAATCAATTATTTTTAAAAGATCCGTTGCAGGATTATAGATTAAATTATGGGTTTTAATATCTCTATTAACAATGCCAATTCTAGCATGATTGACCAAGATTTGCAATAGTTGTCGAATAATTGATATTTTACGATCAACTGTCAATGATCCCGCCTTAACAAAATTATGTAATTCTTCTCCCTCTAAAAATTCATATAATAGCAGTACAGGTGCCCCTGTATAGGCAAACTCATCCAAATTTGATGTTATAATAGTCCGCAAAATAGCTGGAGGCGCGACTACTCCTTTGAAACACGTAAATGCGCCGATTACTTCGTGATTACAGGCACCTAATTTTTTCACTAAATCAATCTCAACTTGAATCTGTTGTCTAAGCTCCCCCCATTCAACTACCCTGTAGGCTTTTGCTAAAAGAGGCAACCCATCTAAAGTAGCCCTATAAGTAGTACCTTGGCCACCGGAAGAAACTTCTTTTGTGGTAGTTAGTATATGATCTTTCTTATCCATACTCTGTATTGTCCACGTTGGCATTCTACTGATTATTGATAAATAAACTGCCAACTATTTTCTAGTGTCGTCGCGACTGTTTTTTGCGAAGCGATTGTTTTGGCTTCCGTGTTTGTTTCTTCTTGCCACCTCCTTGTCCAGGAAAAAAGGCAGCAACATATCGTTGGTATAGCGCAGGGTCTGAAGCCCGAAGAGCTCCTAATTCACATGGATGAATACGGCCGCCACATCCATCCCGTCGGCTGCAAAAGCAATCGGAATTATAGTATTCTGCATTTGCTTGATCACGCAGATGTGCAGTAATATGCGCAGAAACATGTTCATTACAGACTAGTTGTGCATCCGTATGTGTGTAATCTACGCCTGCCTGATTATTATGTCTAAAGCGATATAATACTCGTGCTTCCTCCTCACCTTCTAATTCACACATGAAGCATCGGAGTACACCTCTGGCCGCAATGGGGATAGCCGTTGGGACTGTGTGACCAGGTGGGCAGACTGCGACAGCTGCTGGTGCCGGTCCTGGGGCTGGGGCTGCAGGGCGGCGCCCCGCGCATAACCATCCAACGCCGCCATACAGGAGTCGGCCAAGAGCAAAACCTCCTTGCCTAACAGCTAAACCTCCTAAAACAGCAGCGCCACGAGCGGCCTCTACAACAGGACGCCACTGCGCAGCACGAGGTGCCAGAAATGCCATTGCATGAAAAAACCCGTTACCTTCACCTTCACCTTCACCTGGCCCCACTCTTTCGGGTGCGACAGCAGCTGCAGCGACGGCGGCGGCAGCCGCACCTGGATCCGGATGGCTGAATCGTAATTCACCTGGGACATGACGAACAAATACTCCATCTGCCAAAGATCTATCAGCATCCCTTAAGAGAGCAGGGTTCGCCGCAGCCACCTCAGCCGCCTCTGCACACGCTGTTATAAAGGCCTGATTATCTTCAAGTGCAACTCCTCTACCCTGCAGACTTCTCATGAAATCAATAATTCCAAGAAGCCGAGCAATGAGTTCGCGCCGTGAGCCTCCACCACTTCCAGAACAATTCCAAAAGGGCGGCACCACTTGACCTGGGGCTATTATAGGAGCCGGTGCGGGAGGAGCGACAGGAGGTCGTTCATTTCCTGCAGTAAGTCTAAAATGCCCGTGACCGACACAAGCGCGACCACACGTAAAACAGTTTTCAACAGTATTATTATACATATATTTTCTCCAGAGACGTTCATTTCGTCGCCCTTCAGGGCACCGATGGCTATGATACAAACAATCACCGGCACCACCTTGCTCCTCCATTACAAGAAGACATACAGGGCACATTCCATATCGATACCCTGGAATAGGCTGTTGATAGCCTTCTGGGAAAAAAGTACCAGGTGCATTTTGTAAAATTGAATTTAAATCGAGGAAATCGCGGAGACGGGGCCCTAAAAGAGCTGGAGGTGCTGCTGGAACAGCAGCCGCAGCCGCAGCCGCGGCAGCAGCAGGGGGTCCTCTATATCGAATACCGCCACCGGCACCGCCACCGGCACCACCAGCGGCTGCAGCTGCAGCACGAAAATGTACACCCTCCACAGCATTTAACCTAATGCCAAGTATAGCTGCAGCTTGCTCTGGGTTTAAGTCAGGATTAGCACCTAATAAGGCAGCCAATTCAGCATTTTGTGCAGCAATATTTACATCTGGTTCTATATTCACAGCTCCTCTGCGAAGTAAATTAATTGCCTGTCTTTCACTTAATTCTGGATGAGCTCCCATAAGACGAGCAAGTTGGGCATCGTCAACATGATGAGGAAACTCAGCAGCTGCTGCAGCAGCGCCACCCGCACCACCAGCAGCAGCCGCAGCAGCCGCAGGTCTTTCAATATTTATGTTTCCTGCAGCTAATAAAGCAGCGGCCTCTTCTGGTCTCAATCTGGGATACATACCCATTACACGAGCCACGTCGGCATCATTGAAGCCCCTTGCTCCACCACCACCAGCACCACCACCGGGAGCTCTGCGGGGCGGCTGCCGACGTAAGGATTCCATCCCAAATAGGGGGGCTTTTCGTGGTGCACCGCCACCTCCACCGCCACCTCCACCGCCACCTCCACCGCCACCTCCACCGCCACCACCAGGTCTGGTGGCTAAAAATTCCGATCTTGAGTACCCATGAGAATTACCGTAATGATCCACAAATATAAAAAAACCCTGCTGATTCCTTCCCCGATAAATAGCATTATATTTGCTCCCATTGCGCAGCCGGGTAACAGTATAGTCAGTCCCAATTACTAGTGCGTTTAAATGTAAAGGGTCCATCCTATTAATGCCTTTTATTTTTTCGAGTATGACCACCCTTATTAGTTCTGCAGCGACCGCGGGTCCGCCGACCTCCCCTGCCAAAACAACCAAAGATACCACAGCCGGGGCGAGGGGCAAGGCCGGTAGCTACTTTCGATGGCTCTGTATTAACTTTTGCAGTTGCAAGTGGCGATGCAAATGAAGCTGGTAATGGAGCTACTACAACTGGTGATACAGATGCGGCTGCTACAGATCCTCCGACGACTCGCGTAAGAATTGCAACAATGTCATCCGCTGTTGGCCTCCTTGTGGGATCAGGATGAATCATTCGTAAAAATAGATCCCATAATTCATCTGAATAACCCTTGTCATTAAAAAGTTTTTTTATTTCTACAGTATCCATCGGTGCAGCAGCGGGATTACTAAATTTTAATATTTTCCTAATTGACTTTTCTTTTGTGTCCCAAAGCGGATGGGCATTAATTAAAGGATCGCGTAAACGCGCAGCAAAAAAATCTGCAACAAAAAAGGTAAACATTGTCATACCTGCGGAATAAATATCTAATGGTGGAAGAACAGTAATAGGATTTGAAGCAAATCTATACATTTCGGGGGCACAATAGAGTGATGTACCCATAAATTGCGTAATGCGGCAACTACCAATATCACATGTGGAGTCAAAATCAATAAGTACGGGTGTTTTATCATCGCGCATCATTATATTTTCTGGTTTAATATCTAAATGAACTATGCCAATCTGATGAAGTGACTGAATAATTTTAAAGATTTCTAACATAATTTCTATAGACTGTTTAGGCCGCACAAGCCCTGCAAAATCCAAAAGCTCATGCCCTGTCACATATTCATATAATAAATAAACACCTATGCCGGAAAATGAATTAATTAAATCCAGGACACTAGCATTGTTTGATCGTATATATTCTAATACATTTGCAATAGTGCTAGTACTAGTTCTACTTCCAATCAGGATGCCCTTAAAACAGGCAATGCCAACGGCAGGATTAGAGCAGGTTGATAATCTACCAACCAGGGCTGCTTCAATCGCAAATTGTTGCTGTATTTCTTCTATAGTGACTATTCCTAGTTTAATATTTTTAATTATATAAGATATCCCATCTATAGTGCATAAATTTGTGATAGCCCCACCACCATCTTGAAGCTGTTTACCAAATACTACCGTTTTACGCTCCTCCTTGTTATTTATAAAATCAATAGTCGCCATCTATTTATTATATTGATTTTATATAGGGATGGCCACAATTCGCGCGGCCTTGGTAGCCAATAATATAGAAAGGGCATTTGCGCTCATTCGACGTGGTGCCAATGTGAATGCAGTGGATGCGGAAGGCAAGACCGCCCTACGATTTGCCGCAAGTCTAGAGACACCGGAAGTTCTCTTGGCACTCCTGGAAAGAGGCGCCCGAGTAAACTTTCAGGGACCCGACGGGACGACGGCCCTCATGATCGCCGCAAAAAATTCACTTCGAAATACTGAAATTCTTCTGGCACGAGGAGCCTCTGTCACCTTGCAGGATGATGCAAAAGAAACAGTGATGTTCTATGCAGTTCGCGGCAATAATCCGACAGTCCTCACAACTCTGGCTGCTGCAACCGCGACGGTCGATGTGCGCAATAATAAGAGGCTTACACCTCTCATAATTGCTGCTGCCACTGGCAAGCCTGATATGGTAGCGGAGCTTCTGCGCCTAGGTGCTAATCCGACTCTTACAGATGAAAACGGGATTACAGCATTGGGGTATTCTATCACACGTCTCCAAGATGGGCCGAGTCATAAAGCGGTCTACAGTATCCTGAGATCGCTAGTTCCTGCACCCCCTGCAACTGCCGCAACAGCCGTTCCTGCAACAGCAACCGCCCTACCGGTAATGACAACAACCGCATCCGACTTCAAAATCCTCTGTGATCCCATCGGTTACGATCAACACTCCGGAGAGTGCTGGATTGACACCATCCAACAACTCTTCTTTTTCAGCGACGCCGTGCGCAACCACACCCAGCCGCTTTTTTACTTTATGACAGATCCCGATTTGGATGAATATATCCGCGCGGCAGTTATGACGGGCGTCCTGCCCGAATCCATGGTTCCCGATCTACGTGCCGGATGCATCGCCATGCGCAATCGCTTCATCAACCATTACAACTACATTCGCTACAACGAGTCCGTTCTGGCCTGCCTCAAGGGCGGCCGGGTCTCCGTGCGCCGCATGTATAATGCCCTCTTAGATGTCGACACTCTGGCCAAGCGCGAAAAATCAGGCGAATATGCCGTTGCAGTCGGTGCTTTCTTTCAGTCTGAAAAGAAGAAATCAGACCGCGTAGATGGTAAATACAGTCCTGGTGAACGGAAGGAATATGGTCTGCGCCTCTTTACGCTCTTATTCTATATATTTCGAATTCCCTTTCTCTGTCGGCACCCTGCTGTAGCGCTCGAGCACAATATGCCGGTCTATGCACTAAATATAGGCCTTGATGGATATAGCTTTAAAGACGGAACACTCAAGGACACCAACAGCGCCCATGCAACGGGCTTTTTTCGATGTAGTGGTCGCTGGGCCTACTATGACGATAACGTCGGCGCGATCCCAACAACCGACATGTTTGTGCATGAACTCAAGAGAGTCTACGCGGAGATCCCAACAAGCCGACCGGCCATCTGTGTAGCCACGCCCCTTGGCTCTCTGAATACCTATTTTTTTAAGATGGACGGCATGGTGATGTCGCCAAAGAAATACAACCAGGATATAGCGGCCCCGGCTACGTGGGCGGGTGAAAGTCGGAAGACAGAAGCACAGTTCAGAGAAATGTGGATTGAGGACAAATGGGTCCCCTACAGAGATGCCAAAGGGTCCCTCCCGAGAGGCTCCCCTGTTCTAGCTGATCTGATGGACATTGAAAAGGATATAAAAAAGGAGTTTTTTCTGATCCACAGTGTGCATGTTATTATCGATGATCCTTCTGTACGAGTGGGGGCTGTCGCTGCAACAGCAGCCGCAAAGTCCTCCACGAATCCCTGGGCTTCAAAGGCAGCCGCAGCCGCAACCGCAGCACCAGCACCTCGAACTTGGGCTGCTGCAGCTGGTGCAGCTGTTATAGGCGGGAAGGCAGTAACTCCCGGGGGATCAAAGGCATCGGTCGAAAGAAAGGAAACTCGACGGCACACCGCTACTCACCGATCCAGCTCCAAAACACATCGCGCCTCTAGATAGGGGGGGGATACGCAATGGCCGCCATTGTGAATGCACTTAAAGAAAGAAAACTGGAAGAGGCCATTGCACTCATAGAGGCCGGCGCTGATGTAAATGCCGTTAATTCGATCGGACAAACGCCACTGCACGTAGCCGTCATGATAAATGCACCCGATCTTGTCCTCAGGCTGTTGAATGCCGGCGCCATGGTGAATCAGACGAACCGAGGCGGATTTAATACAATTTACGTGGCGACCGCAAGGTGGAATCTGCCCATTGTGAAGATCCTGCTCGAGCATGGAGCTGATCCCACAATGAATGGAATGAATGGGAAAAATGCCATCACCCACGTTGTGCTACAAATCCCAAAACATCCGGCCGCTCGTGCCATCTATGAGGCAATGACGGCTGTCTTACCACCTGGACCGGGCCTTGCAGCTGCACCTACAGAAGAGTTTAAAGTACTCTGTGATCCCATCGGATTTGATCAACATATAGGTGAATGCTGGATTGACTCAATTCAAGAAGCCTTTTTCTTCACTGATAAAGTCAAAGACTTTACGCAGTTCCTTTTTTATACCATGACAGATGCACAGCTAGAGGAATACTTGGAGATCGCAATAAGAGAAGAAGTCTTTCCTCCTTCCAAAAAGGAGATCTACCGCCAAGGATTCAATGCTATGAAAACCCGCTTTCAGAACCATTACAATATGATTCGCACAAATGAGGCCCTCCATACCTGTAGCAAGGATGAGCCGACCGCTGTACGTCGCCTCTACAATGCCATGCTGGATCGCAGCGTACTGGAAAAACGTGCTGCCTCTGGGGAGCTAGCGCTTACGGTCGCT